GAACTTCGAGTTCACGGCCTGAGACGCTGGAAATAGGCCGACACGGGCTGCATTCGCGCCCCATCAGGCCCTGCGTCAACGCAAAGCCGTCCCGACAGACGAACTTCCTGTCGTATCGCGTCGGCGAGCCAACCCGCAAAGCTCGGACGGTTCGCTGAGTCAAATTCATCGGCGAAACTGAAAAGTTCACGGGCTCTCAGGACAGGCTTCGTTGGGGGCGCGATTCGGGTTGAAGCCGATCCCGCCGCGGTCATCGAACGGGAAGGGCGCGCCGGTGCGCCTTGCCTCCGTCGCCCAGCGGCCGGCCTGCTCTTCAGCCAGGTCACGAGCCATCTCTGCCGCAGTGCGCTGGTACCTGAAGGCGACGCCCCAGCAGTACCTGCAGGCGCCGACGTGGTGCTCAACGAGCTCGCGCGGGTCCGCCTTGAGGATGTTCCAGGCCTCGCTGATGACCCGCTCAGCACTGACACCTGCCTTTTCGGAGAGTCGCGCCTGAGCCGCCTGGATCCCGGACTGAATGCCAACATTTGCCAACAGCCGCGGGCCAACGGTGTTGGCGTCGCCCCTGTAGCCGGCACGGCGCGCGGCCGCACTGGCGTTGAGGTCGATCAGGTACTCGTCGACAAAGCGCAGTTGCTTCGGGGTCAGCGCGGACTTGGACTTCAAGCGGCTTGCGGCAATTGACTCACTCTTCCCTGCAACTTTGGGCATGGTGCGACCTACGCCTGGGCACGCGCTTGAACATCGCGCACGGCTTGCCCCCTACTGCGCGGCAAACGGCAGGGTCTGGAAGTGCGTGAACCACTGGCCGCCCGGAACTTCGCTTTCGATCTCGTGGGCAATGTGGAAAGTCATCCACGTACCGTTCGCCACTTGCAGGTCACTTTGCACTTTCACCAGGCCAGCCAGCCGCAGCTGCGGATTGAAGATGCACTTGACCGCGATGCCATACAAGCCGCTCGAATAGCTCGGGTAGCCCACCAAACCGGTCTCAGGCGCGATCAACGGGATCAGGCCGCCGCGTGGCTTGCCCTTCGGCATGATCGCCATCAGGTTTCGTCCGGTGTCGCCGTAGTCGATCACCATGGTGATGTTCGCGTCGCGGGCGCATTCTGCGGCCTGCTCCATGAGCGAACCCGCGTAGTACGGCGTGGCGAGCATCACGCTCACGCCGTTGTTCTCGAAATCCATGCCCATCTTGTAGGCAAGCTCCGACAGGATCACGGCCGCATCAGCAGCCGGGTAGCTGATCGGCTCCATGACCTTCAGCATTTCAAGCGCGCCACCGAGGGCTTCCACCACCAGAGCAACGTCTGGAAATGACGTCATGTCGATCTGCGACAGCATGATCTGGCCATCAAAGACCACCGACATGCCGACCTTGTCGTCACCGGCCTTGATGATGATCCGGTTCAGGCGCTGGGCCTCGGCGGCCCTGTTCAGGCTGGTTAGCTGATTCAGCAGCGACTTGGTGAGACCGTAGACCCGCAGGTTCGCCGTGCCTTGCCGTGGGCCCAGGTTTGACTGCACGGTGCAGTTGATTCGCAGACCTGACACCACCACCTTGGTTCCGCCGCTCTCTCCAAATACGCCCCGCCCGAGGATGAAGGTCAGCTCGATCTTGCGTTTCACGAAGCTCATGTTGTGGTCCTTGTAGCGGGTTGAAGGTGGGAGCCGTGGGTACGACTCCAGTGCAGCAGCGCCAGCGCGTCTGCCTCGTTGTCGTCGCCGGGCGCGTGGCCAAGGGCTTGCATGGCTGCCACCATCGCGGCCTTGTCGGCGTTGCCCTTGCCGGTGGCGTCTTTTTTTATGGTCCCGACGGGCACGCCGCTGTACGGGATGCCCTGGCCTTCGCACCAGGACGTCAGCGTGGCCATGAGGCCCCCGTAGACGTGCGCCGCATCGACGCCTGCGTGGCGCCGCACCTCTTCGAAGTAGCAGGCGCCGATCGGGCCGGCGCTGGCCTGCAGTTCGGTCAGCCAGGCGCGGAAGCGCAGGAACCTCATGCCGCCGCCTTCGTAGCGGCCGGGCTTGAAGCTCTGCGTGCCGCTGACGATCTGGCCGTCAGTAGTGCATAGGGCCCAGCCCGTGGCGGTGCCGAGGTCGAGCGCGAGGATGGTGCTCATGCTGTCGCTCCCCACGGTCGAGCGTCGGCGCCGCTGGATGACGGCGCAGCGCTGAAGGGCACGACAGCCACCGCGCGCCGGTCCGAAGACGGGCAGAACTGCATCGCCGCGCGGTTGAAGAACAGCCAAAGCTTCTTGTGCTGGGTGTCACCGTTGCGCTGCTTCTGCAGTTCCAGGCAGCCATCCGGCTTGTCGTCGGGATCGTCGCCCTCTTCCTTGCGTGCCGACCACACAGTGAAGACGTTATCGGCCGCGTCGGTGATCTTGGAACTGCCCGCCACGTCGAGCTTGCCGGGCGCCTGACTCTCGTCACGGCCCTTGCGCGGATGGGCGACCAAGTGCACATGGGCGCCGTGGCGCTTGGCGAAGTCGGCCAGCTTCTGCACGGCGGCCTTCTGCGCGGTCATCGAGCCAGGCCCGTCTTCGGGCACGTCGGTCATCATGAGGCTGTCGATGACGAAGTGCCGGATGCCGTACCGGCGGCTGGCATAGGCGAACACCTCGAGCAGCCTTGCAATCGTCGCGCTGCCCATGACGTTGAATAGCCACGCGCGGTCTTGCAGCCACACGCCCACGGCGTCGATGTAGGCCGGCGTCGGGCGGTCCAGCCCCGTGGCCTGCTTCACCATTCGCTTGCCCTGCTGGGCCGGTGACATCTCTCCGCTGAACACACACATGCGATCGCCTTGCTGTATCAGACCGAGCAGCACTTGGTTGAGCATCAGGCTCTTGCCGTGGCCGTTGAAGCCCGTCCACACCGTCAACTCGCCAGGTCTGGCCTCGAACCAGTCAAAGCGCCGGCCACCCAGCATCAGACAGGGCGTTGTCGCCTCGCTGTGGGCCGGATAAAGAAGCGCCTTCACCTGACCCATGACGTCGGCCATGCTCACCAGTTCGGCGGGGTCCAGCGGTTTGGCATCGGTGATCGCGCCGTGGAAGTCTTCGCCACAGGCGCCGTCGACCAGCCACTGGTTCGCATCCTTGGCGCCGAACTTGACCACCCTGCAGCGCTCAGGCCCAAGGCGCTGCACGACTTGAGCGGCACCCTTGCGGCCCGCGTCGTCGTCGTCGAAGCACACCAGGATCTCGCTGAAGCGCTCCAAGCGCTCCCAGTCGGTCTCGATCCACTGATGGTTGCCTGCGCCTGCGTTCACCGACAGCGCGGGTATGCCGGCCTGGTGCAGCGTCATCGCGTCAATCTCGCCCTCGGTGATGGCCACCGTGCGCTGCTTGGGGTCGATCAGGTGCCAGCCGAACAGGCAGGGCTCGGCGCCGGCTTCCTGGCGCATGTCCTTCTTGTCGGCGACGTTACGGGTCTTGGCGTTGATGAGCGTGCCGTCGCGCAGGTACGGGAAGACGCAGTAGGTCTTGCCGTCGCGCAGCTGCTCACCGATCCGGAACTCGGCCAGCGTGTGCTCGGTTAGCCCACGGCCGATCAGCCACTCGCGGGCGCCGGCCTTGGGCGTGGCGCACTGCGGCTTCTGCGGCCGCCGGTACTCCTTGTGCTCGCGCACCGGCATCGAGTCCCTGATGCCGAGGTAGCTCTTCGCCTCGGCCATGGCCTGCCCGATGGAGCCCGCACGGCATGCCGCCCAAAGGTCAAGCAGGTCACCCCCTGCCCCTGTGGCGAAGTCGCACCAGACGCCCCGCTTCTGGCCTGCAACCCGCACCGACAGCGACTGACCTTCCTCCCCCGACACGCTGCCAGCCTTCCACTCACCGTGGGCACGCTTACCCTGGGGCAGCAGGAACGAAGCCACGGCTTCAGCGTTCTCGGCCAGGCGGGAACTCAGCTCGGCGGCGTTCATGCCGTCGCTCCCGCGACCGGCCGCAGCCGCTTGCCGTCGCGGAACAACTCGGCGTTGCGCTCGTTGCAGCCCTCGTTCTCGGCGTCGAAGCGATTGCTGAAGCCGGCGGCCAGCGCCCATGCGGGTTTGGTCTCGCTGCTGGTCGATGCGGGTGCCGGGCGGGCCTGGTCAGGTG